TGCACACGCATGGCTGAGTGAATAGGTATGGACCCCGTGATTATGTTATAGATAACACCTTCAGCAAACTTACCATCTACTGAACCACCATCACACCAGCATAGTAGTATCTTGTCATCACTCTTCAGTGATGTCTGCTGTTGCATCTGCTGTGCTATCTGCTGTTTCGTCTGTTGTTTGTTCTTGGTTGTCTTCGTCATGGTATGCGTGCCACCCCCCTAAATGTTTAATCAATGAACTGATTGCTCGTTGTACTTTCATGCGCGCCCCATCAGGGGTGCTGTTCATCTCTTTGCTCAATGTTGCCCAGTCAGGTGAGTCAACACTAAAACGTAGACGTAAGATATTTTGTTTGGCTTCGGATAATCTATAGAACCCAGTTGCAATATCCGAACGTAGTGATAACCAGTTCATGCCATCACTTATGTTAAGACTCTTAACCGAGTTGCCTAAATCTTTTAATGCCGCTGGCATTTCATAAGACTCTGCAACTATAGAAGGTAGGAATGTCTCAACTACTGAGACGTCATAGTAGTACAAATCGGACGTATCGTACCCAATCTTCCTAGCCTTTTCATATTCGCAGTACTTAAGCGCAGCATTACGCAATGACTTGGCAATTAATTTATCCATGTCTTTACGTTCTAATGCTGACCACTCTTTGTACTTACGCGGGTGCGCAACAAACCACACCCATAACTCTTGGGCAATGTCATCTTGGTCAAGCATGCTGTACTTACGTGCATACTCAGCGGCAAGAAGTTTGACCATATCGTTATACTCAACAATGTAATTAATCATTAGAAGTTAATTACCCCGTTAATGATTGGCACTGCTAGTGGTGTAACCACTCCGCGTTCTTGAATAAGAATGCCAATACCTTGCTGCCAGTTAGCAGTACCTGAAGTTAAATAACTAGCCTGCTTTACATCCATCATGTGTCCTACTTCAAGACCAAATAAAGTTTCAGTCTTACCATAGAACCCACGTGTTTCATGTTGCAATCCTGTGCGGTGTGTGTGTCCACACACTACTGATTTGCCTATTGCTTTTGCTAGGTTCAATGCCGTAGCACCAGGTGCACGGTTAAGCGCGCCCTCATCACCGTGTGCCATTACCCATCCAGGTAACAACTCATGCATCTTATGCAAGTAAGTAATGTTTAATGCATCATAGCCAAGTAATGTTTCAATCTCTAGTGAACGTAGAGATGAGAATGCAGGTGCATACTTACGCATGTATGTATCAATGCGGTCAGTATGATTACTGCGTTGCATATAAAAAGGTTTGTTTTTGCCAAGTGCTGTGCGGAACTGCGACATGATTTCATTTGTCTTATCAATGCCTGCTTGAAGAGTACCTGCGTACTCTCCTATCATTCCTTTATTCCAACGGCTTGGTTCTGGTGCGTCTAGTTCATCACCGACACACCATAGTTCATCGGGCTTATAGTCTTTAATAAAAGACAGTGTTGCCTTTACTGCTTGGTTGTCTTGGAACGGAATCTGTAGGTCACTGAGGACTACTATCCGTTTGCTTCGCTGCGCCATTAGGTACGCCTTCCCACTGTCCACGTTGGACTAGTAGCCCAATGATAGCGTAGTTAGCCATATCTATAAGTGTATCCTCAATTGATTCGTAATTCGGCGTGTTGCCTGTGTCTACTAAGTTGTTGAGCCTAGCCAACTTGTCATACATCCGTACTCTCAAACCATTCATTGCACCCCCAGGTGCACCTGCAATGTTCATCGGACCATAGTCAGCATGCTTCTTGAGCATGATAGTTGCTAGGTCATTATGGATTATGTATAGGTCATCAGGATTCTTCATTGAGGATACCTTTCAAGTGTTTGTCGAAGTCTTTCATTGCTTCTTGTACTGCAAACTGCTCCCATACTATGTCAGCCTTGTCGTCTTTAGACGCTACCAATATGGCAGCCATAGCAATAATTAATTCCTGTGCCTCTTTGGGTTTACCCTCTTCAAGGGTTTCCCATATGTCATACATGACCTGCAGTACATCCATCATACGGGTCTCTGATACAGGGATACCAACAGTAAAGTCTAGGTGTTCTACATGTTCCCAAAAACTACTGTCCAACGGTAATGCATTCTCTGATTCGCTCATCAATCCACTCGCTCCCTTGCTTTGTCATCATGCTGTTTACATCTTCACCATCAGGCATGCTAATGATATTAACATTGCCTAACTCTCGGCTAACTTTCTTACCAAACTCTAGCCCTGCTGCATCGCCATCTGCTAATACGATTACAATTTCAAAGTCGTCAAGTATTTTATTATAATGTGGCTTCCAGTTGTTAGCACCAGGAATACCAATGGTTGGGTGATTAGTTTTAACTGACATCATAATACAATCGAACTCACCTTCAGTGACGCAGATATATTTATCTGCAACAAAGCAAGCCTGTGTATTAAACATAGTAGTCTTGCTACCAATAAGACCTAAGTACTTGGGGTCTTCATTGTGCATACCTCTAAATCTTAAATCAACTACACCTGATGGTGTGATATAAGGGATAGCAATTCTACCTTTGTATTGTTCATGCCCTGGTACTGGGTCTACGACTACCCCCAGATGAAAGATGCGTGCTTCTTCTACCGACAGACTTCGGTTTAAAAGATACTCGCTCGCTACTTCTATGTTTGCTGCGTATCTCTGTGTTGCCTGTAGTAAGAACTGACGCTGCGAACTTGACAGCCTCACGATAATCTCCCCCTTCTTTATACATTATTAAACTAAACGTATCACCTTTAACGCCACAACCGTGGCAGATGAATGCGTTCAAATCATAGTTAACTGCTGCACTTGCATGACTATCTTCGTGGAATGGGCATTTCATTTTACGCCAACCACTATTTATTGCTGGAGTAACTGCACCAATGAAGTGCAAATACTCTTCAATGCTTGGCTTTTCCACTGCTCTCCTTATAGTAATAGAAGCATTTGTACTATTGCAAGTAACTCACTAAGTGTAAGTTGCATGAATGCAAGTATGCTAATCATTTCTCCAACGCCTTTCGCAATAGGTCTACGTACACATGACCAGGCATAGTGCAATACCAATCGGCTGGACTTCCCCTACCCACCCGCTTGTGCCACACTACGCCTGTCCACGCGTTATCGTTAGCCATCTCGGTTAACAATTCTTCTGTCCATCCAGCCAAGTTCATCTTGGCATGGTTTTTAATTTCAATTGTAACGCCAGGTATACCACTGATGTCACCTTTGTCTAGCGTTGCACCAGCCAATCGCCTGTCAACATATGGAAACCATTGTTTAAGATACTTAACTACATCTCGTTCTGCTCCACTGCCTTTGGCTTTGGCTGCGCTGCTCATACCTGTAACACCACCTGGTTGTAGTCACGACTAACATCTTCTAAGTACATAGATGCTGGGTCAAATGATAGCGACACGTATGTGTTGCCAGTAAAGTCTGCTTTGCCATAACGATTCTTAACAGGTGCTACGCATAGGTATGCGTCTTGTCCCTGCATCATCTGTCCTACTGTCAATACCATTGCTGGTATCTGACTGACCATGCCCTGCAGTGCAGAACGTGGCTGGCAAGGATAACCTTGTGCGCCTTCTTTAGTATGGTGCAGTACTAGTACGCATGCATTGGTATCTCTCGCAAGATACTTAAGTTCTTTCATAACAGAACGCATGCCTGCAAATTCTTCCTGCCCATCAGTTGCAATATCCATAAGGTTATCTACAACTATAAGTGTAGGGCTTCTACCCCACATAGTTTCAAACGCTGAGACTTCATCTGCTAAATCAGCAAGTGAAGGGCTGGGTTCAAATGACCAGTACAAGTTGCCGTACTCTTTAAGGAGTTCTTCTGCCTGTGCTGGGTTGGTCTTTAACATATACTCAGCATTTTGTTGCGTCATCTTTGCTTTCATTGCAAGCAAACGCATAGCCATAGTATGTGCATTGGTATCAGCAGAGAAATATAATGTAGGTTGTTTTAATCTTGCTGCTATATGCAATGCAATACTAGACTTACCTGCGCCTGGAGTACCTGCAATGACGGTGACTTCTGCTCTACGCAGAATCATTCCTTCACGTTGGAAAGCCTGGAAGGGAGGGGCTAATGGTTCGCCCCCCACTTCTGGCTTGCCGATACTACGGCGTAGTGTTTTCATTTATGCCTTTGTTTGGTCAGCCTGGAATGTAGCAAACTCTGGTGAGCCTGCCTTAACATAGATAGTTGTGCACTTAGTTAGGTCACCTTGTTTTGCTGGGCAGAAGTGTCCCTTGTATGGACCAAACTTACCAGTCAGTCCATGAATGCGTGTCATTGTACCGTGAGGGCACTGACGTGCACCTGCACCTGGTACTGATGATGGTTGCTCACTGACAACAGTGGCACCAAGTTGTGTTGCTAGTGCTGCGATTGCAGGGTTAGGTGGTACTGCTGCGTTAGCACCACGTACTGCTGCTTCTAGTTCTGTAGTTGCAGAAGCAATTGCTGCTAGCCCAGTTGCAATGCGCTGGTCTAGTTCTTCTGCTGTCTCTGCACGCACGGTTACTAATGAACCTGCTGCAGATTTAACTGTGATACTGATAGGTGCTTCGGTGCTGCTCATTCGTTCTCCTTAATTGGTGTGACTAGTGACTTCTTTGTATCTCGGAAGGCACGTACTTTCATTGCTAACTCTATACCTTTCCAGCCTTGTTTGATGTCAACAAAATGCAGTTCACATTTACCACTGCCTGCTGGCAAGTGGACAATGATTCCTTTGTCTTGATTAACTTCTCCCCATACTGAACGGGTTGCCGTAGCAGGGTCGTACGGCAAGCCGTGCGCATACACTGCTAACTGCATAGCAATTTTATTTGGGTAGGAAATACTACCAGTCTTTAAGTCAGAGATAAACAACTCACCTTTGTATCTAACGATACGGTCAGGCGTGCCTGCTATCTTGTACTTATCTAGTACGCAGAACTGTTCTATGTGTACGTTCTCAAAGTTCTTAGTTGCATCTGCGTATGCTTGTATGTCTGCAACGTAATCATCAGGGATAACACCAAGGTCTTCACCTCTGTCATACTTCTCCGTTAGTGTATGGATAGCAGTACCAATGGTAGCCTGTGCTGTTGCACCTGCTGCTTCCATTGCATCTTCAACTAACTTGTCCATCTCTAACTTGTTATCTCTATGTGCTGATGCAGCCAACAGTAAGTCAGGGCGCAGTGTTAAACCTGCTGCTGCCATGCGTAACTTCCATGCTACTAGTGCAGTGCCATCATCTAATGAACCTGCAACTGTAGTTGTCCGTGTATACGGTACTGGCTTGCCACCCTTCGGTGGCACAATCATAGGTCTACCGTATCTATCTCTAGGTACTTCTACTTCTGCCATACATTCTCCTTTGATTAGATACTAGGTGGGGGTAGGACAAGGAGAGAGCCAAAACCTACCGCCCACATAGTTGTCCCATCATAGCATAGTTGACGGACTATGCATTGATGTCATTGCCGCAGTGCGGACAAAGTTTCTCACGCTTCTTATATGTTTCACCATTGACTTGGTCTTTAAAGTTTTGATGCACATATATTTTAGACCTATTGCGTGCACTATACAAGCGCACTATTGCGCCTGACTGGTGCAATACTGACAGTACACCACTGGCTGTACCGTGATGCCAGCCTGTTACATCTGATAGTTCTTTCCAAGTCATGCCATTAGTGTGTGCATTTTTTAATAATGCTAACGCTTTTACCTGGCGGTTTTCTTCCCGACCAGAGATAAGATTTTCCTGAGCACGTAACTTACTAGTGTCAGTACCCGACCAACCTGCTGTGCCTGCGTATGGTACGAATGCACCGCTCATTCTTCCTCCTCAACATCATCTACTGATATGTCATCAACGTAAATGTCTCCTCCGTATAGTTCAACGGTGAGATTATCGCCGAGCCAATCTCTGACTGCGTCTTCATTCTCTGCAGTGTATCCACTAATTGATGCTGTAATAGTAACAACTGCTGAGTACTTGGCTTCCAATGGATGGCTTCCGATTGAGACGAGTAACTCATTGACATCAGCACGGTTGATTGTTGCTTCACTACTTGACCATTCAGATTCACTAAAGAAGTCACGCACTTGATTCTTGAACTTGTCATGGTTATCTCTTCCCTTGTGATATAGGTCAGCCAAACGTACAAAGGATAGTACTTCAGACGTAGTATATGTTACGTCCAATCCTTCTGCATTCTTTACTGTAATTGTATCCATAGTTATACCTCTCTCGTTGTGTGGTGTTGGTATTCGTAGGCTACTACGAACTTTACTGCTTATCACTGCTAACCAACGTAACATTATACTGTTAGAATTGATAGTGCTTTGTTTTTGATGCGGTCATTGGTACCACTAATGGTAGCAAGGGCACGCTTATCATCTCCACCTACTGCATAGTAGTCAGCGTACTCAATGACTGCTTGCCATACACCAAAGGCTGTGCCTTTAATATTCTCTTGTGTTGGTGAAGAGTTGTAGATATTCCATGCTGCTGCACGTGCATCTGTTGCTATAGTAAACTGCTTGCGTTGTCCTTTGGATAGCAAGTCATAAGGAGTAGACTCTATCTCAGGTGGCAATGCCCATACTTTCTTGAAGATGTTCATAGCCTGTTGCTTATCTAACTCACGCTTGAGTAACTGTGCTGCTGTTAGTTCATACTCTTCGATTGCTTGATAAGTAATGGTAGTAATGTTGCGGATGTCAGACACTGATAACTCTGAGTTAGTAGTGTGCTTCATCTTATACATAAGTGGCTTCTTTGCTTTGCCATGTATAATTTTACCTATTTGGTTAGCGCAGAACACACGCTCAATGATAGGTCTGATGATGACGGAACATGAACCATCATGTGATGTCTTAGCCAATAGGTATGCTGCATGTGGGTCACTTGCTACGGTTACACCATTAGGTAATTCCATAAGCATCCATACATTAGCACCGCCGTTGTACTCACCTGCTGCACTGTATCGTGCTTCACCTGATTCAATGAGTGTGTCTAATGCACCAAAAACTTCCATGTTCTGGACAATCTTATACTTACTACCAACTACACCAATAACGGACTCGCCGTTATCTGTGCGTTTAATAACTGCTTGCTTACGTGGCACTGTTAACTTCTCAGTCAGTGTATCGTAAGGTGATACTACAGTTTGACGCTCAGCATATAGGTCAGTAAGTTCTACTTTCCAATCAAGCCCAGCCTCACGTGCTACTTCTTGTGCTGATGTACCTTCTACTGCTGTACCGCCACGCTTCCAAGCGTTGCGTCTGTTATCTACTAGTACTTGTGTCATGCGTTTACCTCCTCCTTATTGAAGATAAGTGCTACTACTTTAGGGTGCAACTCAGCACGCATGGTAGCAAATGCTGTGCTATCCCAGCCTGCTGTGTATACACGGGTAAGTAACTGAGCCAATGGATAACTTGCTTGTGTATTATTTAACATTGTAACTGCTTCTGTTGCATCACCTTGCTCATACTTTAATGATGAAGCAAGGCATGCTTGCGCATTACGCCAACTTGCTGGCGCAATAGTAACTAGGTTATGCCATGCTAGGTATTGTGAATCACTATTTGGATTGTTTAATCCCATAGCATAGTCACGTACTTGCACGTCTGTGTTAAGTGCAAAGATAAGTGCAGCAATATCTACATCATACTTAGGGTATGTGTCTATGTATTGTTCTACCATAAGTGCATGTGTTTGCTGCCACTCACTACCATTTACATGGTTGTCTTCAATGTCAGCGCGTTGTAGTTCTGCTAACTTTTCTTTTAGTTCTGTCTT